CGCATTGTCCCCGATGTACCTCACAGATTCTAACACTATAGCCCCGTCATTAATAAAGACGTTCTTTCCTATAAATAACGGGCTCTTACGTATCTGATCGCTACCCTTACGGTGATCATGATCGTGGGTATATATCCGGACATTTCTCGCAAGAGAAACCCCCGATGAAATCGTAATGTCGTCAGAGTTATCCATATATACGCTCGGATGTATGAAAACGGGATGGGAGTAGTTTAGGCTCCCCCGCTGACCGTGGTGAAATCCAATCTTAAATTCCATTTACAAAGTCCAATGCAGTCCCGATGCTTGCGCCAAGAACACCCTTCTCATCCATCTGCGGCCACACTGCACCATGAAAGATGTGCCCCTGGGTGTTATCCATGTCAATATACAGTTTCGCCCCGGTTTCCTTCTGAGCCTTATGAACGAAATAGATATCTCCCCCATAATACTCGCTATCCGTTTGCCCGGTTTCGTACCACGGATCCTTCATCTCGTCCAGCACCCGTCGACGAACCAGAAGACCCCCATTACCTATGGTCTTTCCACTGATATCTACCAACCCTTTTTTCTGATTCAAAAGACTCCGTTCAGTTCCACTGAAATCTCCCCCAAAAACTACGTGAGAAAACGGAGGAGCCTTCTGCAGCATCAGGGGAGCTACCATGTCAACATCCCGTGCAAGCAATTTTATGAGCAGATCCGGATGCCACAGATGATCATCCCCCTGGAACCAGATCCAACGCATCTCAGGCTTCATTTCTCGGATGATTTTATTCATCATAAATGAGGCGTTCAGCCCCATCGCCCACTTGAACTCGGTCCCGAAAACTCCGACCGTGGATTCTTTGGCGATATCGAATTCCCTGTACCGGCCGAGCGTAGCGGTGAATATAGCTATCACCCCGGGTCCGTGCTTCTCTGTAAAAGCTTTGTCGTTTAAGAAACGCATTCAACATCCTTTACCTTTCGGGCCGGATTTCCAGACCATATCTCGTAGTCAGGAACATCTTCAGTGACAATGGATCCGGCGCCTATAACGGAACACCTTCCGATTCGTTTGCAGCTGGGTAGAATGACCGCATTTATCCCGAGGAAAACGTCATCGGACACGATCGTAGGTTGGCCCGGAGTAATCTCCGGTAAATCACGCCAGTTGGATTTACTGAATTGGTGGGAGTGCGTTAGTATGTAAACGCCCGAACTGATGACTACGTTATCACCAAACACGATTCCGCCGCCTTTCGTATCAAAAAAAGGCCACGGTTCTCGGGTGATCGAACACCCATCACCTACTACCAAGTCTTCTCGATTACCGAGGATCTTGAACTGAGACATGGCTATATATCAACCTTTGCCTCCCCATACCCGTTCTCATCCCAATCCCCGAATCTGTCCTGGTATGTTCGATCGATGATAAAAGGATTGATATGGCCCACCTTGATAGTGGTATCAACCCACACTTCGGCGCCGGCTTTCGACTTTAACTCCCATACGAAACGGGTGTCCATAGACGCCCTGCGCTTCATTGATTCTAAATGAAACACCTCAGCAAACCATGGTTCGGGAACCATCAGCAGATCGTCCACCGGAAACATCAGCACCCCGGATCCGATAAAATCTATGCGCTGCAAATCCCCGTCCTCTACCTTGACCACCTCCATCATGTCCCCATCAAGGTCGTAGCCCCGATAAGGGCGCGGTGAGTCGTTGGATCTGAACCGCCATGCCATAGGCTGAAAAGGTTTCATGTCCATGTGAGGCACATGCCCCCGAGAAGGGACGAGGGCGGAGATAACTTCACAGTTGTCTTCCTCCACCCTCTTAATGAGCCTCGGTATCATATCTTCTGGATGTACTTGATCGGCGCCCACAATTAAAATATGGCTGGCGCCCCACTCAATAGCCTGTTCACATATGTCGATGTGCCGTCGAGCCGGACACCATCCTCTACCCCTGAACCACCTCGAATTGCTCGGACGCTCTAAGTTCATAGCGTTCTCAGCAAAAAACGTCCACATAAACTGACTGACCCAAGGATACCCTATTGCAAGCTTATCAACTTTCGTCCCCCCATCCAAAGTATACGACATCTAAAGTCCTTTCGCTGTTACGCGGTAGACGTAGTAGCGGGGATGAGTGCGCCGGATTTAGCCGCATTCGATACCCTGCAGTCCACAAACCCGCATAAGCCAGCATCGATCATTTCGGCAACGGTTGCATTGTTGGACAACACGCTGATCCGTTCAAGGAGGCCCGTCGAAGACGAATTGAAGTCAATCGCGGTAGCATCCATGCCAATAAATCGGCAATCGCTAACGAAAACCCCGGTGTCCGTCTTGTCAGACCTGATACCCGCCTCGTCCAACCCTGCAGAACTCTGATAGTTGAACGTACATCGTTGAACAGTCCAATCCACGCAATTCCCACTACCCTGCAGATCAATCGCTGCATCCGGTCCAGCCGCCGTACCAAGGAAGATACAATCCTTAAAAGAGAATCGATCGTACCCACCGGTCACAATAACCCCGATAAGAGGCGTCGCGGCTTGCTCAAGGGAGCACCCGGTACACATAAAATCATTGGCGGCTACAGAAATCAGACTTGTGCAGCCACTGGCCGCGCCAACGAGTCGGACGTTCTCGATCGCCACGTTCGCGGCAGTTACGTCCAAAAGATCGGATGCCGCGGTTGTGGCAGTCAGCGTCGGCCGTACTCGACCCCGGCCAATACCCTTGATGGTTACGCCCGCCTTGCTGAGGGCGACAGCAGTGGTAGTCTCTGTATGCCCCGGCATCAGGTAGATGATATCCCCATTGTTTGCCGTGGCCTGAGAAATCGCGTAGGCTAAAGTTTTAAACGGTTCTGTGCTCTTGGTCCCAGCGCCTACATAATTGGAACCTGTAGAATTATCCACGAAGAACACATTCCCGGTAGTAAACTCACTCGACGGGGAAACGCCCCCCATCTCATATAGTCTATCTCCGACAGTAGTCATAATTAAACTCCTCGTCGCCTATAGCGACTCCTTTATGAAGGGGAGGCAAAGCTACCTCCCCTAATGTGTTCTCCGGTTACGATACGTTGTGTCCGTAGATGAACTGCCATGCAGCCCAGCCGGCGGAATAGCGTTCGTAGACGTACCATTTGGCGACAAGAGAATCGGTGTCCCGGTCCATCTTGATGCCGTCTTTCACCCGGTCCCACCACAGCAGGAACATCTTAGCCAACTTGGAATCGATCATGAACCAGTTATTGCTATCGGTCAGGCGATCCCAGGTAGCCAAGTTGTAACGGCCGTAGTTAAAGTTCCGGTTGTTATTGGCCGTATCGACTTTACCCTTCGAGTTGATGATCTCGTAGGCGGTCTGCTCGTTATTCACCGTGCAGAGGATCGTGTCGTAGTTTACCGACAGCAACTCCCCACGATCATTAAAGATGCTAGTGTGACCGATACGCCGAGTGGCTTCAACAGCAGTGGGGCTCAGAGCAGTTGATCCCGCGTTGCTCTGCGTGGTTGCATCCGACGGGGAGTAGGGATGGGAAGCACTGCACAGAGGCAAACTATCCGGCCCATCGGTCCCCACAAAGGCGCCGTTAAAGATACTCGCGCCTTCTTTCTCCCGGGAACGAGCACAGGAAACGGCCAGCTGCCACGGCCGGCGATCCATAATACCGAACAGATCATCGTCGTACAACTTCCGCTCAACCTTCATACCAAGGGCTTTTTCCGGGAAGTAAAAGGTTTTATCGTACAACTGCACCGGTGCATCGTATGCGATCTGACCATCGAAATCCTGCAAGTCCTGCATACCGCCGATACCGCTGACGATCTCATAGTTACGAGTGGATGATTCCATACCAAACAGCATCGGAATCATACTCTCGTTGACATTCTCCTCGTATTCCTTGTCGTAGATTTTTCTGACACGGGCATCAAGGAGGTCACCAAAATTTTCATTCACTGCTATGCTGCTCATAATAACCTCCTTTTATGACGTCGCTATCGGATGCGACATGAGCGTGTTGGGGAGGATAAAGTCGTGATAGAACTTGGCATTATCGATCTTCACCACATCGTGCTTATCCCTATCCAGATACTGCTGCCGGACGCCTGGCGCCGAAATCAGAGTGTTCAACCCGACGATGGCGTTACCCTTAGCCCCGTCGTCAGTCTCGCTCTTAATCCCAGTGAAAGTCGCGTCAAAGTCCACGATCCGAGTATTGGCGGCCTCGATGACCAGGAAGTCATCTGTAGCCACAACATCGGCGGTGAGCGCTGTCGCGAGCACGGCGACCGTAGTGTTGTTATCGGTGATGTAATGCAGGTAACCTGCATTGTCCCCATTCAGGAAATATACCCAAGCGCCGATCAGCGTATCTGCCGTGGTAAGTGCTCCGGCAGTAAGCGAGGAACTTGCGGCAGTACCCGTAGCTCCAGTGTCGTAGTTGACGTTTCCAGCGGGGTCTGCCTGGGAATATTCTGCTCTTATAACCGCCCCGGGGGTGATGGGTGTCACTCTGCGCCGAACCATACCGTAAGTAGCATCATCAGGAAGATAGTTGCCCGAAGTCGGCTGCTCTTCCTCCAAAATGCCAAAGACGTTTTCCATAGCGGTAGTCAGGCCGGCAAAGGTGTAAAACTGACCATGATCGAGATCGTCAAAGTCCATCAGTTTTACGAGCGATCCGGAATACCGCGTGGTAGTCGAATCCGCTGCCAGGTCACCGTTATAGAGTAGGTCCAGTGCAGAAGGCTTACCGTTTCCACCGGCTAAATTTCTAACAATATCCATGTTTGTCTCCTGTCATTTTCTATAATTGATGTAATTCTTTGACCCACACTGCGGGCACCCTCCTCGAACGACAGGATTGTCAGGTCCTGTACCCTCGTTCGTAGATCGTGACAGCGTCGTGTAGGTCGTACCTGTCCCTGGCCCCAATTTGTCCCGTGACAGATTCACGGGGAAGTGGCACCTTCTGCATCTGAAGAAATTATAATCTTCATTTCCTATCGGGGTACGGCGTTTTGCCATATTGTCCCTTAAATCCCGTATTTCTCCCGAATACCCGACGACAAGTTGTTAATGTAGTCGGCCTCGTCTTTGAACAGCCCCTTAGCGATATCCCGTTCTGCGGCCGCTTTGAAAGCAGCAGGCAGTTGGATACTGGTCGATCGAGGCGCCCCACGTCGAGGACTTCCGGAAGACATACTTAAACTCGGGTTACCCCCAGATACCTGACTCTCAAGGTGATTGGCCTTGGCAGTCTGGTATGCCATATCCGCTGCAGCCTTCGGGGGGTATCCTTGGCTGACCAGCGTTGCCGACAACTTCTCCATTTCCGGATAAATGTCCTTATAATAGGGTTTATCGGAATGTTCCGTTACGGCGCGTTTCGTGGCGACATCACGTTCCTTTTGCTGGTGTGTGTTGGCTTGCGCCTGTATCTTAGTAAATTTTTCAAAAGCGCCGGTGACGTCTCCTGCGAAAATCATTTCCTGCAGCTCTTCGTTCAAGTTGCCCGGAGTCCCACTCGGGGCCTGGGGCTGAGGTTGCTGCATGTTCTGAATCAGCGGCATAACCTTTTTGTCAATCTGCTCTGCCGCAATACGGCCGGCATAAGACCCGACCTGCTGCAATTGTGCTTCACTCAATTTATTTACATCGGGCTCCGTCGGAGCCTCTGCCGGAGAAGGATCCCCTTCAACAACAGGTTCTTGGGCCGGATCAGCTACTTGATCGGTATCCAAATTATCGTTCATTACTATCTCCTTTCACTGCCAATTCGATTTTAGACAGTATCTTAAAAATTACATGCATCTCGCTCACGGCTCTACATGCGGTGCATCCGCATAATTTGTCAGGGGCAATCGTGAAAAGACCGATGTTGATATCCTTCAGGTGCTTTTCCAGGTCTTTTACCAGAACACCGCCCACGCCCATCTTTAACCTCTTGTACCGCTCTCGCTCCTCCTTTCGCTCCGCGTTTACCCTCGCAGAATTCTCAGGTTGATTGATATTCGGTATAGGATCCTTTTTCTCCCCATACAACATCTCCCATGCCATCGGCAAACTCATCATGTCTGAGGCAATCCTCTCGGCTGATACGTAGACCGACGAACATTACGTTCAATCAGACTCATCGCAGCCCCATTCTGGTTAGACGGACTCCCCGGTTCGATCTGCTGGTTTATCCGCTCCAGCTGTCCGGCGTCCGTTTTCGGTTCGAAATACTCTTCGGCAAATAGTTTCTCTTCCTCCGGCATACCCCGGTTCCGCAGGATATTACGCATCAGAATATTCAAAACTTTCGCGGTGTTAGGGTTCGGAACACTACCAACTACCTGCATTAACTGCATATCCTCCTGAACTTCCCGCTCTTTCTGCAATTCCAGTTTCACGGAAGACGCGGCAGGCGTGTACTTGTAGATCTCCTCCCATTCCCCAAACTGAAAAGACCGACCCAAGATTCTCTGAAACGTCAGCGGATGCGCGAACTTCTTTGCGAACCGGATATCCATCTGCGCCGAGGGCACCAACCCGGTAACCTCGATCATCTTCAAAACGAAATCCAGTTTGCCGGCGGACATCTGGGCATTCAGGATGTTGGTCGTCGCCGCTTTCTCTTTACCGGCGCCCTGCATCGGAGGCGTCACCGCCGAAGTCAGGTTGATCTCGGTATCAAGAAGAGAGTGTTTAGTCCAGGCATCACCGGCTATCTGAGCCGGGGGACGGAACGTGATCGCACTGTTCGGATCTCCTGCCACCAACCAACGCTGCTGGGGAGCGTATACCATCGTGTCCCAATCCCACAGCGCGTGTTTGTCAACGATCACCGGCGGCATAAGGTTCTGCCAGATCTCGTCGAACATGGCGTTCATATTATCTGTCTGAGCATCGATTAAGTCCTTGACAGGCTCCACCATCCCCGTCGCCTGCCACCGTTCAGGATCAAGATATAATTGTATATCTACGTACCCTTTCTCCCCATACGGGTTGACTTCATGCCGGATCAGAACGTCTCCGCCCTCACCGCCGCTTTGCCTGGCGAGAGTGGTAACCATCTCAAGTGTGACAATTTCGTCCGAATCGTACGATTCTTCCTTATTAAAGCAGGGGACGTTGTACCCATCGGCGTCTTTCTTCTTATACACCCGGAGGATTCCCTGCCTTTCGTAGATCTCGACGTCCGTATAAAAGTCTGAATCCGGGGGATTCTCCTGATCATCCTCCCCTTTGAGGTCAGAATGATCCTGATTCAATTTCGATCCGCTGACCGATTTCGAAGGATTCAGCTTATCTAAATTGAAATACAGCCCGGAGTCGTATAGCGATCCCAGGTCAACGATAGACCGATGGGTGATAAAACGCCCCTTCCGGATCGAATCCCCGGGCTGCAGTTCCCAATCACCTCGGACATCTTTAGTCGGCATCACCTCATTATGAGGCCAATCTTCCCGAGGGACGGAGACGGTGCGCTTGACCATGTGCGGCTCCACTTCTGTCTCGTTGCCCATCTCGTCGATCTGCATGGGCACAGCGACCTGTTGCTCGACAGTCGTGCGCTTCAGTTCCTGATGCCAGGTTTTCTTGATTATCCCCATCCCGTTCAGTGTGGCCCGAAGCAGCCAGCCCACAACCACCAGGAAATAGGGAGAATGATTCACGTTCCCAGGTTGCATGGTGTACCAGAAGTTTAAGATCGTCTCCCGCTCCCACGCCCCCTTCTTATCGAACGAAGAAATCCCGATAACCGGATCCGCTCCGAAGATTTTCTGGGTCAAATAGGGAATCGCGGTCCAGACGATCTGGAACACCTTGCTCAATGACACGTCAGACTGCCAGTCGTACCGCTTATTCGGCCGCTCCCCTCGGAGCATCAGGTACAGATCCTCATACATATCATCTAAATCAGACGAATAGTCGTAGGATTTGTCCCATTCGGCCATAACGAGCCGGCACAATTGCTCCTGCCAGTCGATTAAGCTATTATCCTCAGCCATAGAAACGCTCCGCTAATACCGTTTGCTTTTTGGTTTCATCGCTTTTTTGCCACCTTTCTTACGCTTTGCGCCCTTTCCGTTGGATTTGGGCTTCTTTCCTCCGTCACTCCCCTCTCCGATCTGATCGACTTCCCGGTAATAATTGCTCATAGCTCCCCCTCAAGAAATTCACCCACTAAAAAATGTGCGTAGTCGTACTCTACTTTACACACAGACATGAAGAAGATCAATACCTTATTAAGCTCACCGGCGTCTACGTAATCCTGTAGCATACCCCGAACTTCGGTCCCTAATTCAGGCGGAGTGCGGAATGTGCGGAACCATCCGCGGTCGTACAGCACCCCAGTTTTCCGCTGACCTATACTAAATAGATTCTCACCTTTCATCACTATCTCCCTGTCGCCCGGGGACTGCGCCCATGGGCCTGTTTCGGCGGATTCGCCTGTAAATATGGCGCAAATGTCATCATCTTCTCTTTTGCAAACGCTTCTAACACCATGTTATCATGAGAATATTTCTGCTGAGGCACACCTTTCGGGTCATTCACCATCTTCGTGGCCGACGCCACATATTCCCCGTATCTCCAATTCATGATAGACTGATGGGTTTTCGGGCATCGATCAGTAATCCACAACGTCGGGAGCCGCTTCACCATCCCGTTTTCTCGAACCGTGTTATTAAACGGCCTGCCCACCCGGGACGCATTCTTGAATCGCTTCGATATCTGGGACCGACCCTCCGTCCCCTTAGTGTCCCATGCCCGCCAATACGTCTCTGTCCCAATCCCTAACTCCTTCCGAATATCGGAAAAGTGCCGATTCAGGTCATCTACAGTGCTGAACCCGGAATTGGGCTGTTTCTTCTTCGCCAAAGGATCAATGATGTTGAGCGGATACATATAATCTTCCGATTTCCGCAGCAGCGCTTTTGCAATTTCGTAAGTGTTATAGGCATTTGGCCCATCAATCGCCGGGTGAAATTCCTGCCAGGAAAACCATTCATCCTGGGGAGAAGCTGACAACCAGATCACACTCCACGGGGTCCGGGATTCATGATAGTCGATCCCCCGGGCGTGGGTCCATTCGTACGGGATCCCGTCCGGGAACCATTTATCGAAGCTGATGTACCCAACGGACGGATTGTACGTCTTGTGCACCCGGCCAGTGACGTGAGCCGGCATCCCATAGCGCCGCAACGCCAACAACGTCTCATCATCTTCCTCAAACAGCCGCTCAATCGCATCTTCGGTCAAGGAAGGGTTGTCATCCGTCGCCATCTGGATGCCTAATATATCCTTATTCCGCCCCTTGAATCGCTCGATCTCGGGCAAATTGAACTTATCTTGAATCGCCTGGGTGCGGTAGATAGCCGCTGCCCGATTCCACAATTCGTCATAGACGTAACTGAGGGGATTGGTCAGCGTCACCGTGAAGAATTCGTCCCCATCCTCTGCTAACAACCTGTATTTACACTCTTCCCGGATTGTCTTGGGCGTCTCCTCATCGTGCCAAACCGATGATAGTTGAATCTTCCCAAGGTCCTGCAGTTCCTGTTTACTCGAGCGAAACTCAAACACCGTTTTCTCTGAACTCATCCCAACCGGGCGCCGCACCACCATGTTTGAACTCCGGGCGGTGATGTCCTTTACGATCAAATTGGCCGGGATCCGCTTTTTCAGTTCCAAATACTGCGTATTATCCTGCTCGTCGGAGTCCGCGCTGACCGGCAAGGACGACGACATACAGCGTATTTTCCGCGCCAATCGATTCTTATCGGCAACCGGATGCTGGCCCAGCATACGTATAACATACTGATATGCAACGGAACTCGTCTTTCCAGCTTGATTGCCGGCGAACACCACCGTAGTTTTATGCGCCGAGCCCAGCATCACCCTCAAAACAGCTGTGCGATGGAACGCAACTAACCCAGGCCAATACTTCGCCAGCTTGACCAACTGCTCTTTGGTGACTTTCCCGCCCATTTATAGCCCCTTACAGGCCCGGGTGTGGCTGGTGAATCCCGCTTTGCCTTTGATCTGCCGGCCGCATTTGGGACAGGTGAAGATGGTGGTCATATGGGCGGGCGCCCGCGACACAGGTTCTTCCGGTGTTAAAGGATCTGCAGTCCCATTATTCGATACATCTGAACCTTGTGCCGGGGGCGCTTCATATCCCGCCGCTTCCATCTCGGCCAATTTGGCAGCTTCGACCTCCTCCGCCTTCTGGGCCAATAGCAAATCCTTCAGCCCCTCTTTAAGCTCCAGCCGAAACGCCTTCCGATTGAACAGCGTCCCACATTCCAAACACGCCAGGACGTTTTCCCCAACTATTTGGAAGTTCTGGCTGATTAAGCTGCACTTCGGGCACCTGTCCCCATCAGGATTGTCAAATCGACTTAATATTTTCACTCCGTCAAGACTCATTTCTTTTTACCTTTCTTCCGACTTTTTTTACCGGAATAGTATTTCCTAATCTGTTTTTTGGTTAAAGTTTTTCCGCTGGGGCTCTTGTAGACGTTTCCTTCTTTCGTGAACGGCATTACGGTAACCTCCTCAAATTACCAGCTAAATAGCTCAATTGTAGCGATTAATGAATAAGCCCCCATTGCCATGGCCGGATTGTCCATAAGGTGAATATCAGCCCGCTGGGTGGGGTAATACGTCAAGATTTCAAGCGCTGTTGCGGTGTGATACCCGGTAGCGAAGAGTGAATCAGACCAGGGGGATACTTTGAGCAGGGCCCCGACGGTTAACTGGCTTATGAACCCAACGTGTCCGTTCCCATTGTGTAGGGCGTGACCCATTTCGTGGGCCAGGATGGTGGAAACGGCCCCAAGGAATAAACTTTGTATGGCGTCGTCATCGGTTGCTATCTGAGATTTAATCTCATGTAGGGAGTGACCGTTTAGTTTGATTCGATGTGATAGGGGTTGGAGGGTAGCTACCCCATTAAAAAGATGATCGGGCGTCGGGCTATGCAAAAATAGAGTGTTTTCAGGTAGATGGGCGCAGGAGCATAGGGTTAAGAGGACTATAGCGAGGTTTAGCCAACTTTTTAGCCCGTGTGTTGAGCCAGTAGAATCATAAGGGGTCCCATCGCTCCAGGACTTGGCGCTCCCCCCCACCCCTCGCTCTAAAATGCACATGATCTTACTACCTTTCAACGGTTTTCCCTACTCTGTACCGCCATTTACCCCTTTTCCCCTGTTATCGTTCGTGGCGCCCCGCTGGTTGCCACTACCATTATACGTGGCATTATGCACCATATCGTGGTCCATCGTTGAATAGTTTACATAATATTGCTTATCAGACATAGTTTTTATCGCCATCTATAACAGTGACGTCGGCCGGATCCACCTCGATAACACCAGCATCGACCAAAGTGTTGATAACACCCAAAGCCTCGGCGTCTAACTCCTGATTCTGTGCTATGAGGATGTTATTGACAGTCTTATTGACTGTGTGCGTCGGCATTATACCTATGATTTTAGATAGGTCCTGAGTTGCTTTGTGCTGTATGTTTTCGTTTTCCGATTGCGCTAACTTAGTGTAATTGTCTCGAACCCTTGGCGCTAATAGCGCTATCTGCCTTGTGCTTTGCTCAACTACATACCGGATACACCCGTCACTATTCAAGATTCGAGACACCGAAGATTGAGACATACCCATCTCTACAGCTATCTCTTCTTGGGATTTGCCTTGTAGGTGCAACTCTGCAATATAAAGGTCCCGACTTAGATTGCCTTTAGTGACAGTAGGTAAACTACT